CGGTTGGCGTCTGGACTATTGGCGTCGGGCACACCGGCACGGTGGATGGTAAGCCGATCGCAAAAGGGATGACCATCACGCCCGCTCAGTCCACCAGCCTGCTGTTAAGCGATCTGGCCTGGGTAGAGTCAGCAATCAACGGCAATGTAAAAGTCCCGCTGAAGCAGAACCAGTACGACGCGCTGTGCAGCTTCGTTTTCAACATTGGCCGGACAGCCTTCGTTAATTCCACGCTGCTGAAAAAGCTCAACGCGAAGGACTATAAAGGCGCTGCTGACCAGCTCTTACAGTGGAAGCGGGCTGGCAAAATCGCGGATCTGCTTCTGCCGCGCCGCAAGCGAGAGAGGGAGCTGTTCATCACATGAAAATTATCGGCTTTATCCGGAATTATTCGCATCTCATCGTGATCGGCCTCATCTGCGTCTGCCTGTGGGGGCTGAATGCCCGCAACTCACAGCTGACGGCCACAAATGAAAGGCTCGAAAAGCTGGCAAACAGCAAAGACGATCAGATTAACGATCTGCGCTCTAAAAACGATGGCCTGGCATCAAGCGTCACTGAGCTGGTAGCAGCAGTTAAGCAGCAAAACGTAGTGATGAGTCAGGTCACAGAGCAGCGGGCCGTTACCGCCCAGCAAAACAGGAAGCTTCAGAGTGAAATTAAACGTTACCTTGCGGCGGACAAGTGCGCTGTTGCTCCTGTTCCCGCTGGCGCTGCTGACCGGCTGCGAGACGCAGCAAAAACCGCTGGTGGAGTATCGAACAGTCAGCCAGCCAAGCCTGCCGATCCCCGCTGAGCTAACCAGCCCGATTGACGTACCGCCGGTGCCGGACAATATGACGTTCGGCCAGGCGGTAGAGTTATCGGCAGAGCTGTACGGATTGCTGGGTCAGGCCAACATCGACAGAGCGGCAATTCGGCAAATCGAATCATCACAGACAACCCGCACGAAGAACTAACCTTCGCATCTGCGGGGCTTCACTATCTAATCATGGGGAATTATTGCCTTTCCCTGATACACCGAAGCACAAGAAAAGACACTCCCGTTATAAATAGAGCAACTATAGTAGTATCCATCAGATTGTAAGACTGGTACGTTTTCAGCCTGTGTCCATGACCCGCATGAAAAAACAGAGCCATTGGCAATTGAGCAGTCATGATAAGAATCATCAGATTGTTTCACAGGGAGTGAGTCTGACTGTGTCGGAGGGCCGCAGCCGAAAGCTTTACCATTAACAATATCACATTCTCTGTAATCGGCAGACGCGATAAAACTCGTTAATAAAAGCGTTGAAATAATGATTTTATTCATAAAACCTACATTTATTGAAGATGTTGCGCTCAAAGTATGGAGAAATGTTGAGCTAAAGGTAAGTGATTTTTATAGATGGAAAAATGACGATATCCTGACTGCTGAAATGAGCATCACAAGGCGCATTTGCGAGTGCGCCTGATGATGCAGCCAGCTCCGGGCTTACTGACACCACCCAACAGGGCTATTTCACCCTCAGAGAGCGAATCGAAATCGTCACCAAACAACTGACTGGCCTACAAGCGTATGCGCGCGAGCAGTGTCTGAGATAATCTGAGAAAACCGCATATTTCTATGCGGCAACTGTTCACTGATATTTTTTGGCTTGGACGTTTGCCTCTCTTATTAATTGCTCCGCTTCATCCATTGAAGAAGCTTCGAAATCAAATCCGCCAATTTGGATTCCTTCTTCATCATAGAAGATGACTTCGTAACGGGAATTTGCGATCAGTTCATTTACTTCAACGAGCCATTGCATTACTAACTCCTTTTTGACGAATGAATAGTGATACAGGACAACTTTAGAGGCTAGCGCTCTTCTCGGCTATCAATGTCCTGAGCATGTCGATTGCTGAATTGCCAGCAGCCTGAACATTTTTGGCTCCTTCAGGATCTTGATGAGTATTAACGGCGTGATTAGTTCGAAGTTCAGTTTGCATGATATAGGCGTTTAACTCCTCAACTGACTTATCCCTGAGCACTGCTAAAAGCAAAAGCTTAAGCGAAAGGTTGTCAGTTAAAAGCTGATTAAGAACTGCATCTAGATCACCAGATGTAATCATGAATTCCTCTCCTTAGGTATAAATATGGCACTCACCGACAAACAAGAAATGTTCTGTCGCGAGTACCTCATCGATTTGAACGCCACGCAAGCGGCCATTCGGGCGGGGTATAGCGAAAAGACCGCCCGCGCAGCTGGCTGTGAAAACCTAACAAAACCTGACATCCAAAACCGTATCGCAGATCTCAAAGCGCAACGGTGCGACCAAATAAATATTGATGCTTCTTATGTGTTACGCCGCTTGCTGGAAATCGACCAGATGGACGTGCTCGACATTCTGAAGGACGACGGCGGCATAAAAGCCATTAGCGAGTGGCCTAAGGTGTGGCGTACCACGCTAAGCGGCTTCGATATTAATACGAGCATCACTAACTTCGACGAGACCACAATCGAAAACATGCTCAAAAAGATTAAGTGGCCGGACAAGGTTAAAAACCTCGAATTGCTCGGTAAGCACGTCACCGTTCAGGCATTCAAAGATAAGGTCGAGCAATCCGGCGAAATGGGCCTGACGGTCAACATTAAGAGGTTCACGCCAGATGGAGATAAACCTTCCTAATAACTGGTCGCCTCGTTCGTATCAGTTGCCGCTTTGGGGCGCTCTCGAATCCGGCATTAAGCGCGCTGTGGTCTGCTGGCCGCGACGTGCGGGCAAAGATGACTTGTGCCTTCACTGGTCAGCCATTCAGTGCATGACAAAGGTGGGAAACTATATCCACTGCCTGCCACAAGCTAACCAGGCGCGCCGCGCAATATGGGATGCAGTGAACCCGCACACCGGCCGCCGACGCATTGACGAAGCATTCCCGGAAGCTATCCGCGCATCTGTCCGCACCGATGAAATGAAGATCACCTTCATCAACGGTTCAACGTGGCAGGTGGTCGGCTCTGATAACTACTCATCGCTGATCGGCTCTGCTTATCTCGGCGTTGTGTTCTCGGAGTATGCCCTGAGCAACCCCAATGCTTATGCCTTCCTCCGTCCAATACTGGCAGAAAACGGCGGATGGGCTTTATTCATCTCGACACCGCGCGGTCGAAACCATTTTCACAAGCTATTCCTTGGCGCAGAGAAAAGCGATGGCTGGTTTGCTGAGCATCTTTCAGCTGAAACCACCGGCCACATTAAAGCCGAGGTGCTGGCGAACGAGCTGGCAGAGATGATTGACGAGCGCGGACAGGAAGAGGGGAAGGCGTTATATGAGCAGGAGTACCTCTGTTCGTGGGATGCTGCAATTCCCGGCGCCTACTACTCGCGCATGCTGGCCGATGCCACTAAAGACGGCAGGGTTACCAACGTACCCTATGACCCGGCGTTCCCCGTTTACACCGCATGGGATTTGGGGATCGGCGACTCAACCGCTATCTGGTTCGCCCAGCTTATCGGCAAAGAAATCCGCATCATCGACTTCTACGAAGCGTCAGGTGTTGGCCTCGATCACTACGCCAAGGTCATCAAAGACAAACCATACAGCTACGAGCGCCACATTCTGCCACATGATGTCATGGCTTCAGAGCTTGGCACCGGCACAACGCGATTTGAGACGCTACGTAAGCTTGGCGTGAAGGTCGAAGCGCTCCCAGCCAGTCGTGTAGATGACGGCATTAACGCCGTGCGCATGATGCTGCCGCGCTGCTGGTTCGATAAGTCCAAATGCGAGAAAGGCCTGAACGCGCTGGCGCAATACCAGCGTGAATGGGATGACAAGGCGAAAGCCTATAAGCCCCGGCCTTTGCATGACTGGACGTCCCACGCATCTGACGCCTTCCGCTACCTCGCTGTAGGCACCGACAAATACCGCCCTGAGCGTCGCGCATCAGCCCGGCAGCGCATGGCAAACACTGACTACAACCTCTTTGGGTGACTTATGGGTGAAGCAGTTAAAGCAATCGGCTCCGTCATCGGCGGAGTCACTTCAGCTATTGGCCTGGGCAGCAACGCAGGCTCAACAACTATCACAACAGCGGATCCGGTCAATACCGATTCCGCACTAAGCCAGGCTGATGAGCTTCTCCGTCGCCGCCAGCGAAAAGGCGTTAACGCTAACTTGCTGACCGGTGCCGGTGGCGACAGTTCGGTATCAGCCAGCTCGTCAGGACAGAAATCACTTTTAGGTGGGTAACATGGATAAAAGCCAGGAAGAACTCATCAAACAGGTGATGCGCGATCAGCACTCGATGGAGCAGTCGCGCAAGACCTGGGAGCAGCACTGGGAAGAGGTTGCCGAGCGTTGCCTGCCCCGTGCGTCTGGCTTCAGCAAGAAGAAACAGGACGGCGCCAAGCGTTCAGAGAAAGCCATCGACTCAACGCCGATCCTCGCCCTGGAGCGGTTTGCCGCTGCTGTGGAGTCAGTCGTAACGCCACGCACGCAGATGTGGCACGGCCTGCAGAACGAGCGCTTTGCTGATGACAACGAGGTGCAGGAGTATTTCGAAGAATGCACCCGAATCCTGTTTCGCGTTCGCTATTCACCGGCGGCAAACTTTGCAAACCAGATGAGCGAGAACTACGTGTCGCAGGGCGCGTTCGGTAACGGCTGCATCTTCGTTGACGAGTTACCTGGCAAAGGCACGCGCTACATCTGCTACCCGCTTCAGGAAATCTATTTCGAAGAAAACTATCAGGGGATTGTCGATCTCGTTCATCGAAAATTCACACTGACCGCAAGACAGGCAGTACAGCAGTTTGGCAAGGATGCTCTGCCGGACAACATTCAGCGCGCCGCTGAAAATACCCCGATGGAGCGTTACGACTTCCTGCATCGCGTCGGCCCTAACGACAACGTGCGCTACGTCAACGGTGAGCCGGTTCCTGGCCCCGATGGCATGCCGTGGTCGTCACTCTACATCAGCGTGTCCGGCAATAAGATCGTGCGCAAGGGTGGCTATCACACCATGCCGTACTGCATTGGACGCTACTACAAATCGCCAGGCGAAACCTATGGGCGCGGGCCGGGCATGACGGCGCTCCCTGACATCAAAGTCCTGAACGAGATGAATAAAGAGACGCTGATCGGCGCGCAGCTCGCCAACCGGCCGCCGGTGCTGGTGGCTGACGATGGGGCGCTTGATGCTTTCTCTCTGGTGCCCGGCAGCATTAACTCCGGTGCTGTGAGCGCTCAGGGTAATGCGCTGGCCATTCCGTTCAATGTCGGCGCGCAGCCGCAGCTCGGCATGGAAATGATGGAGCAGAAGCGCCAGCTGATTAACGACGTGTTTCTGGTGACACTGTTCCAGATTCTGGTACAGAACACAGAGATGACCGCTACCGAGGCAATGCTGCGCGCTCAGGAGAAGGGGCAGCTTCTGGCCCCGACGATGGGGCGCATTATGTCAGAGCAGCTCGGGCCGATGATTGAGCGTGAAGTGGATATCTGTGCGCGCATGGGCCTTTTCCCGGATCCGCCGCAGCAGCTGATTGACGCGGGCGCTGAGTTCGACATCGACTATAAGTCGCCGCTCATTCGTATGCAGCGAGCTGACGAAGGCACCGGTATTGCTCAGACGTTGCAGGTGGCCGCATCGCTGGCTCAGTCAGACCCTAAAATCATGGGCTTGTTTAAGATGGGTGACATCCTGCGCGAGTTTGGCGACATCAACGGTATGCCTAAGTCGCTCATCATGGATGCCAACGAAGAAGCTCAGATGCAGGCGCAGCAGATCCAGCAGCAGCAGCTGCAAAACGTCTTGCAATCAGCGCAGCCGTTGGCTCAGGCAGCAGATAGCCTGGCATCAGCACAGCAGAAATTTAACTCACCACTCCCCGCCCCTCAGTAAGAGATAACCCATGTCCATTAAAGATCGCCTGTTCTCACATCGGCGAGACCTGTTGCTGTCCGGCTCCTACCGGAAAGTTTTCGGCGAGCAGGGCAAGCGAACGAAAGAGCAGGAACTGGTCATCGCTGACCTGATGAACTTCAGCAAACTTCTGGCCAGCTCTGTCGCTATCTCGAAGGTGTCCGGCAGCGTAGACCCGCTGGCAACAATGCTGGCCGAGGGGCGGCGCGAGGTGGCGCACCGAATCATTAACTTCACAACGCTGGACGACGCGCAGCTGCTCGCTGCCATCCAGGCACTGAACGAGGCACTGAACGAGAATGTTTAAGCTATCAGACTTCTTCAACGTTAAATGCGATCTGGCTGGCGCAGAGTCAGCACCTGCCGGAGAGGCACCGGCGGCAGAATCAACACCACCAGCAGCGCAACAGGCATCCCTGCTTGGTGGCCAACCACCAGCTACCGAAGCACCACCCGCACAAGCTGCACCAGAGCCATTCCTGAAAGAGTTACCGAAAGAGGGTGATAACGAGGCATGGTCAGCGCTTTACGCCAAGCTGGGCCGCCCTGAGAGCGCAGAAGGCTATGAACTGCCAGTGCCTGAAGGTCAGGATGGTGCGTTTGCTAAACAGACCTCTGGCTGGATGCATGAGCTTGGCCTCAATAAGCAGCAGGCGCAGGGCCTGGCAGAAAAGTGGAATGCACACCAGGCGCAGCAGGCTGAAGCACAGCAGACAGCTATCACAAAGCAGGCCGAAACCGACCTGACGACGATTAAGCAGGAATGGGGCTCGCAGTTCGACGAGAACAAAGCGGTAATGGCGAAAGCCGTTAACACGTTCGCCCCGCCTGAATTCATTGAGATGCTGGATAAGTCCGGCCTCATCAACAGTCCCGTTATCGCAAAGATGTTCCTGAAGATCGGCGCGGCCATTAACGAAGACAAATCAGTAGCAGCAAAAAGCTCCCCGCAAGGCGGTGAGATTTCCCTCGCTCAGCGCCTTTGGCCTGACATGCAATAACGAAAATTGGAGAATTATTAATGGCTACACTATCCGGAAAGTACACTTTGCTCGATGTGGCAAAGACACTGGATCCGAATGGCGGTACGGCGGCAGTTGCAGAGCTACTGAACCAGTCAAACGAAATGCTTAGCGATATGCCGTGGTATGAGGGCAACCTGCCTACCGGCCACCGCATCACCACTCGAACCGGTTTGCCTGATGTGGTATTCCGTAAAATCAACGGCGGTGTGCCGCCAAGCAAAGCGACAACTGCGCAGATCGATGAGTCATGCGGCATCCTCGAAGCGCGCTCTGAAATCGATAAAGATCTGGCAATGCTGAATGGCAATACCGGTTCTTTCCGTCTTCTTCAGGCTACCTCGTTCCTCGAAGCAATGAATCAGCGCATGCAGCAGACCGTTCTTTACGGCAACGTTGATAGCGTCCCTGAAGCTTTTACCGGCCTTGGCCCGCGCTTCGGTGTTAAGTCTGGCGCCAACAGCGCTAACATCATTGATGCTGGCGGTACCGGTTCTAACCTGACGTCTATCTGGCTGGTTGGCTGGGGCGCGAACACCATTCACGGCATTTACCCTAAAGGTTCACAGGCTGGCTTGGTTCATAACGACCTTGGCGAGGGCGACGCGTTTGATGTAAACGGAAACCGCTACCGAGCCTATATGGATCAGTACCAATGGAAATGCGGCATCGCGCTGCACGACTGGCGCTACGTTGTTCGAATCGCGAACATCGACACCGCCACGCTGAGCAAAAACGCCTCCGCAGGCGCCGACATCATCGACCTGATGACGCAGGCTGCCGAGAAGATCCACAGCCTGAGCGGAGTTACGCCTGTTTACTACGGCAACCGCACTATCGGCTCCTTCCTGCGCCGTCAGACGGTCAACAAAGTGGCATCCGGCACGCTGACCTATGAAGACGTTGGTGGTCGCCCGGCAACCTTATTCAGTGGCATTCCATACCGTCGCATTGACGCTCTGAACACCACTGAAACCCGCATCGTTTAAGGAGCGACCATGTACGTTGATAAGCAACTCGAATTTTCCGACAGCCAGGCGGTCACCGCGTCCGCCATCTCAACAAACGTCGCCGATCTGAATCCGGCGTTTAACTACAACTCTGGCGTCGATATCGGCACCGGCGAAGACGTTTATCTGGTGATCCAGACTGACGTTGCCGCCACCGCCGCAGGCGCGGCCACCGTATCCGTTACGCTGGAATCTTCAGCGGCAGCAGGCCTGACCAGCTCTACCGTTCACTACACCAGCCCAACCTGGCAGCTGGCAGACCTGACCGCAGGCAAGACTCTAACCATGGTTAAGCTGCCATCCGGTACGTACCTGCGCTACCTCGGCGTGCGTTACAACGTATCGACCGGCCCGCTGACCGCCGGCGCTTTCTCCGCGTTTCTGGTGAAAGATATCGCGGCATGGCGCGCCTATAACCGCAACTACACCGTTTAAGTTGTTGCGTTGAATCACAGGGGCTTCGGCCCCTTTTTCTTTGGTGGGATATGACGACAAAGATAATCATCATAAATCGGGCTTTGACCAAACTGGGTAGCGAAAGGCTAATGAGCGAGACGGACAACAATGCGGCCTCGCGCGCGATTGAGGCTGTTTATGATGGCGTCCTTGATAACCTGCTCCGCGTGTATCGATGGTCGTTCGCAATTAAGCGCGCCGAACTCCCAGCGCTGACCGACAAGCCTGCATATGGGTACGCATTCCAGTATCAGCTGCCGGCTGACTGCCTGCGCATCGATATGGTATCTGATGCGATCCGCCAGGACTGGCGATGCGACTGGCATATGCCAACTCCGCGCTATCAGATTGAAGGGCGCAAGATACTCGCTGATATGGAAGCGCCGCTTTACCTGCGCTACGGCGCGCGCATGACTGACCCATCAATCTACGATTCGGCATTCGCAGAAGCCTTTGCCTGCGCGCTGGCGGTAGAAATTTGCGAAGCGATAACGCAATCCTCCACCAAAAAGCAGGCCGCGTTACAGGGCTACGATATGGCGATCCGCCAGGCTCGTCAGGTTAGCGCCATTGAACGCCCACCCATTCAGCAACAGGAAACGTCCTGGTATACAGCGAGGTTGTGATGCCATCAGCCACCCCTGCAATAAACAGCTTTAACGCTGGTGAGTTTTCTCCCCTCATGCTTGCACAGACCGACTTTCAGAAGTGGAAGAACGGCTGCAAAAAGCTGCTGAACTTTATCCCTCGCTCTCAAGGCCCGGCCGAGCGCCGCGGCGGAACGTACTTTGTCAGCGAGCTGAAGAACTCAGGGCAAAGGGCGTGGCTTGCGCGGTTTGAATACAACACAACCCAGGCATTTGTGATGGAATTCGGGCCAGGGTATGTCCGCTTTTATTCAGACCACGGCATAGCGCTTAACGGCTCTGGTGGCGTGATGGAGATAGTCTCTCCGTATAGCGCGGACGATCTGACAAACGACGATGGCGGCTTTGGCCTGTCAATGGTGCAAAGCGGAGACGTGATTTATATCTGCTGTTACACGGGGCAGATACCTCCATACAAGCTTAGCCGTTACAGCAACACCGACTGGCGCCTGACGCCGTTAGATTACGGCGCATCGGGAGGCCCTTTTGCAAATGTAAACCCATCCAGAAACATCACTGTCTACACGAATGCATGGCGCCCGTGGTCACCCACTGGAGCAACCAGTCCTGACGGCACGCCTACAACCAGCCAGCTCTGCACAATAACCGCCAACAGCAGTATTTTTAGCAGCGGCATGGTTGGATCGCTTTTCTATATCGAGGCCAGCGTTGATTACAGCGCTTCAGTTCCGCAATTGATTGATGCGTGGGAGCAGGGGAAAAGCTTTGCCACTGGTGACTATTGCCGCTCAGATGGGAAATATTATGAGTGCATGAAGGGTGGGAGCACAGGCTCAACGCAACCCACCTGGACGTCTGGTGTTCATTACGATGGTCGAGGCGGCGTGCCATGGCGATATGCTACCGGCGGCTGGGGGACGGTGCTTATAACTTCTGTCACCAGTGCAAGCACTGCGGTAGGCAAAATAATTCAGGAGCTACCGGCATCGGTCGCGAACTCTGGTTTTGCAACATCACGCTGGGCTGCATCAGACTGGTCAGAATCTAACGGCTTCCCAACGAAGGTTACGTTTTACAAAAGCCGCCTTGTGTTTGCGGGCAGCAATAAACTTTGGTTCTCTGTGGCCTCTGATTTTGAAAATTTCACGGCGATGAGTAATGGCTTCGAAGTTCAATCAGATGACGGCATTAACGTGCAGATCGAGGCAGATTCGACAAGCACCATTCAGTGGATGGCCTCCGGTAGCTCATTAATTATCGGCACGGCCAGCAGTGAGCTTACGTGCTCGCCTTCTACGACTACCAGCGCCTTTGGCCCTGACAATATCCAGATCGTCCAGGAGTCAAAATACGGATCTAAAGGCATTAACGCTATCGTGGTGGGCAATACAGTTTTGTTCGTGCAGCGCGCTGGCAGGAAAGTGCGAGCAGTTACTGCTGATTACCAGAGCGGATCGTACAGCTCGACCGACCTGTCTGTCCTGGCTGAGCACATCACGTCAACCGGCATTGTCGACTTCGCCTGGCAGCAGGAGCCTGACAATGTCGTATGGGTCGTGTTAACCAACGGCGAGCTGGTGGCGCTGACATACAATGCCGAACAGGAAGTTATCGGCTGGCACAGGCATAACGTTGGTGGCGTGGTTGAGTCGGTCACGACAATCCCGGATCCGGACGGTAACCGCGATGACCTCTGGCTGGTCGTGCGGCGCACTATTAACGGCGTGTCGCGGCGCTACGTGGAATTCATGAAGCCAGCATGGGACGTCTATACCCAGTCGCTGGCCGAGTCGTTTTACGTGGACTGCGGGCTTACCTATAAGGGCGCCGCAGTGAGTTCTGTTAGCGGGCTGTCACACCTTGAAGGCGAAACGGTCACGGTTACTACCGACGGCGCAGCGCACCCGGACGTGGTCGTTACGAAAGGTGCTATCTCGCTACAGTGGCCGTCATCCATCGTAAATGCTGGCCTGCCTTTTACCTCCGAGCTGGTAACGCTTCCTTTCCAGGACTCCAAAATTAAGCGCGTCAATAAGGCGGCGATCCTGTTCGTAAATTCTCTGGGCGGCAAGGTTTCTGATGAGGATGGACGGCATGCTGACATCATCGAAACCCGCGACTACAGCGACAAGATGGACAAGGCTCCCGGTGCGTACTCGGAGATAAAAACCATCGACTGGCCAGGCGACTACAACCTCAGCGGATGCCTGAAAATATCTCAGGCTCAACCGCTGCCAATGACAATCTGTGCGGTATACCCGCGCGCATGGACATCAGGCGAATGAAAATAATCGACTTCACGCCAGAGCATGTGCTGAGCATCAGGCCGCAGGCTTGCCAGCAGTACCTCGATCTGACCATCGCCTATGGCGAATACCTGATGACCGGCAACTGCTTTACCGGTATTCACGCTGGCGAAGTGGTTGCAATAGGCGGGCTGTTACCGGTCAGTGATGGCCGGGCCTACCTGCACATGATTGTTTCGGAAGGGATGCCGCACCAGTGGACGAAACTCTATCGCGCGGCGTCCCGACTGATTGGCGCTGTTCGCGATGATTACGATCGCATTGAAACGCTGAGCACCACGCCAGAGGCTGACCGCTGGCTGGAAATGCTCGGATTCGAATATGAAGGCACGTTGCGCCGGGTTATGCCAGGCGGCACGGATGCCAAATCTTACAGCATAGTGAGGCAATAATGGCAGCAGCGGCAGCACCCTGGATTGCCGGTGGCGCGGCAGGATTAAGTGCTTTGAGCAATATAAGCGGCGCGAACAGTGCCGCATCGCAAAGCAGACTCAACGCCAATCTTCTCGACCAACAGGCTGGCAACGTTGCGCTGCAAACCGGGTCGCAGGTTTCACAGGTTCGCAGGCAGGGCGATCAGGTTCTTGCCGGTCAGTCGGCTGCATTTGCTGATAATGGAACCGGCGCCGGCGGCACCAATGCCCTGATCCAGCGATCTACTGCCATCGATACCGAGATGGACGCGGCTAACGCTGATTACAACGGCCGTTCGCAAATTGCCAACCTGAACAATCAGGCCAGCGCGCTGCGAACTTCTGCCAAATCCCAGCAGGCAGGGTTACTAAGCCTGCTCGGCGGCGCGGCATCCACTGCCGGCTCTTTCTACAGCACCCGATCACTGTTTAAAAAATAAGGTTGAACGATGGCGAGAATCCCGGTTTATCAGCAGCAGGTTGGCATTCGCGCGGCTGGCCCGTCCACCATCAACACGCCAACGCAATCAACCGATAGCCAGATGGTTTTACAGGGCGTTAACTCTTTCGCAGATGCCGCGGTGAGGCTTGGACAGCAGCAGGCAGCCGTAAAGAATACGCAGTACATGACGGACTTTGTTAATTCACAGTCCGCCCTGAGCCAGTCCCTGAATGATGCGCAGCAGGAGTCGCAGACCGGCATCGACTACATACCCGCAGCGCAGCAGATCGCAAAGCAGCATGAGCAGGATTTCTTTTCAAACCATCCCGAGCTGAGCGAATCGGAAAAGCAGGATTACACCCTTCGCTGGGCGCAGGCTCGCGGGCAGGTAGAAAATCAGGCCATTAACTGGGGGCAGGGCCAGGCGACGCAGATAAAGCTCAGTAACTTTGAAGACACTGCATCGCAGATCGGATCGCAAATCCTTCAGAATCCGAATGGTTCGCAGGCGCTACAGCAAAGCTGGCTTCAAAGTGTTAACGATAGCGACCTGCCTCCGGCAGTGAAAGCACAGATGCAGCAAAAAGGCCTTAACTCATGGGAATATGCCAAAGGCCTGTGGGCGGCCAATAACGCATCTGAGCACCTGATGAGTCAGATACAGGCGCAGAAGCTTGATAACGCTGCGGCAAAAGGTTCTTCCGGCACGCTGGCCACGCGCAACAACAACCCGCTAAACCTTCGCTATTCCACCAGCAACAGCTGGCTGGGAAAAGGTGGCGACAACGGCACAGGGTTCGAGCAGTTTGATACACCGGAGCATGGTCTGCGCGCTGGCCTTAAGCTGATCCGCAACCATATCAACAACGGCGACGACACGCTGACATCCCTGATTAACCGCTGGGCGCCACAGTCAGATAACAACAATCCTACTCAGTACGCCCAGGCTGTTAGCAGCGCAACAGGCATCCCGGTTGACGCTAAGCTCAACCCGAGCGATGCGAAGCAGCTGACCAGCGTCGCAAAGGCGATGGCAAAGCAGGAAGGCTACGGCGGAGAAATTGACGACGGCCAGGCAAGCAGGGCATGGAATGCGGTAGACAACCCCGCAGCATTAGCTCCTGGGGTCAATACCGGGCATTTGTCGATGGAGCAAACCCAGTCACTGTATCGCATGGCGCAGGCCAACAATGACAGGGCTATTGCTTTCCAGATCGCTCAGCAGACGCAACAGGCCGCGCTGGCAGCTAAACGCGAAACAGCTGCATCACACGCCAGTGACATCATGCAGAACCGGATCGCCAGCGGTGAAATCCCTTCACAAACAGACTGGCAGAATTACACCACCACAGTCCAGGGTACGCAGTATGACGGCGCAGCCGATGTACTCCGTGGCGCCATGGTTAAAACTCAGCAGCTCATGACTCTGCCACCGGCGCAGGCTCAGCAGCAGCTGGATACCATGCGTCTTGACCTTAAGCAGAATGGCGGATCTGAAACCGAGTACAAAGTGCTTGAAGCTGTGCAGCGCGGTGTCGACAAGCGCCGTACCGACATTCAACAGAACCCGCAGGCTGTCGGCGCGCTCGATTCCGGGCAGCCTCTACAGCCGCTGAATGCCGGTGATGCCATTGACCAGCCTGGCGCGTGGGGACAGCAGCTACTGCAGCGACAGGTTAATGCTGACTCAATCGCGCAGAAGTATGGCCCTACAGCCGGTAAAAACCTGATGACGCCTGACGAACTTCACAACACACAGGACGCATATGCCCGTATGACGCCGGATCAGCGTATCCAGTTCTGGCGCAACACACAGGCCAGCAGCTCACCGGCGATAGCAACACGTCTGGCGCGCGAGGTTGGCGGCGACTCCCTTCAGGTTTCTGCGGTAGCCAGTCTGGCAAACACGCCTGCAGGGTATGCCGCAGCGCTGGCAGTGGATCGGGGTAATCGCCTGATTAACCCAGTCGATGGCGCGGCAAAAGTGAATTTTGGCGCAGGGTTTGAAGAGGACACGATGTCCAAAATCAAAAGAGAATACCCTGGCATGAGTGTGTCGCAAATCCAGCAGCTGCTGCCAGTGGTTAAGTCATACCACGCGGGAAGCGGCGGCGACCTTAATCGGGCACCGGATGGCGATGCGCTGCATAAAATCATCGGTACACCTGTGAAGATCGGAAGCGCAGCTATCATCGCGCCGCCAGGCATCAGCGAAAACACCTTCAAGGACAGCATCAATAACGGAATAAAGCGCCTGGGTGAATATGCGCAAAGCGTTAACAACGGACTTCGCAATGGCACCTACACCTTTACCCCTGACGTAGACGGCAATCAGGTGCTGATAAATGCCGCTTCTCAGCGAAAGGTAGTCGGCAGTGATGGGCGCCCGGTAGTCATTGAGGTAAGCAAATGAGCCTGTTATACGACAAGCAGCTTGACGACACGCTGGCGCAGAACGGCGGGGAAAGCCTGAAGAAAATCGATGCTGGCGCCCTGCAGGGGATCGGCATCGGTTTGTCTACCGGGCTAAGCAACGCTGGTACTTCGCTGGAACGCATTGCGGCTAATACGGGCAATGCGCAGATGCGTCTGTCTGGCGCACAGATGCTGGCGGGCGCAGCTATTACAGGCAGCGAAGAAACCGAACGTGCCGGTCGTGAATCAGCCGAAGCCGCGCCACCAACGGAAGCACAGCTACCGCAATATAAAAACTTCGACAGCGAGCAGGTCGGGACAGTAGGCACAATACTCGGCGGATTGGCTCAGCAGGCTCCGTCACTGGCGGCTATGGTTGTGAACCCGGCCGCAGGCATTGTGTTAGCAGCAGCTCAGGGGCAAACAGAGGCGCACGCTGAAGGCGCTAAAATCGGCCTGACCGGTGAAGAACTCGAAACCTATGGCGCGGTCGGCGGCCTTACCGCAGGTGCTGGCGCGGCTATCCCTGGCTTCGCTGGTTTCGGAAGGGGGGCTGTTTTATACGGATCGCGATTTTTGCTCGGCGGCCTGGCTAACAGCGCGACCGGTGAGGTAGACCGCTGGGGGCGCGCTGCAATTCTGGATGAGGCTGGTTTTCACGATCAGGCCAGACAGATGCGCCAGGCGGATGCGGCCAGCCGCGTAACCGAATTTGCGCTAGGTGGTGCTTTTGGCTTGATTGGGTGGCGCAGCCGGCATCACGATGATGTGGTCGCTCCACCAAACTCGCCCGAGGTTGCTGAGATTAGAATGCCTGCAAGGGACGCTGTTGATCCTGAAAGCCAAAGCGTTTCGCCGCGCTCTGAAAGCGGGGGAATGGATACACCGGCGACTCAAGCTAATCAGCCTCCCGCACTGAATGACCAGCCTTCATATAGCGCGTATGTCGATAGCCTGCAGGAAAGAGCATCACAGCTTTTATCGCGAGGCGATCGCAAGGTCTGGCAGTCCGAAGTCGCAAACAGCCAAAGGATAATTGACAGGCTTTCTCAGCAGAGGAATCAGGTCGCAAACGCTGAGATAAAAGGGTCTGGTAAGTCACTTTCGCAAGCAAGAGCGGCAAGGTCAGCGCAATTATCTGATATCGATCGACAGATAGCTCAGGCAAATTCACGCCTGAGTGATGCCAGAGATACTCTGGCGGAGCACTCACCGGGTGGTAGCCTCTTCGAGGCAAAAGCCGAGTTATCGAGGATTGATCAACGTTTGCGCGAAGAGCATGCCAACTCAGTTACCAGCGTACATGAGGATGCCGCGACAGCTCACCTTATCCATGACAATTACGTCACTGAGTCTGCGCCGGGACTGGCTACAGACGCATCAGCCGAAGCCGGGCATGTCAGGGCTATGGATTCCGCCAGCGAGTCTATCCATGCAGGTAAAGCCGTCGATGTCTCGGAACATATCAATGAAGATCGAACCTTCCTTGCCAACAGAGATATCGACACGGGAAACATTGAACGCGGCCAACTGAGCGACAACGCTACACAGCGAATTGACCGCATCGCCCAGGCATCCGATGAGCAGGCAATCCCGCAACCGCAGAGTACTGAATCGCGCTCTGGCGTAATCAGTGAGTTCAACGAAAGGCCGTTCGATACCGTGCGTGAGCAGATTCAGGCGCTGCGAGAAACGCACCCGGAGCTGGCTGACACTATCGAGCCACACCTTGAATCTATCGAAGCAGAGCACACAGCAGCGCATCAAAACTCACAGGTTTACGATGTGGCCGCCACGTGCGCGCTGAAGTACGGGAATTAATATGAAACCACAGTGCATACAGGCCGTTGAAGAGCACCTGTCAAAACTGAGCGGAAAGCCGGAAAAGCTGACGAAGGCGGCTATTGACCGCATCGACTCCCGGATGTATGAGGGCGCCAAGGTTCTGGCCCGTCGCGACCGCGCGGCGTGGCAAGGCATGTCGCCGGACGAGCGCACGATTGCGATCGGAAACTGGGTTCGGGACCAGGAGCAGATTCAGGCCGACAGCGTAGCGCGCAGCAAGCTCCGGCAGATTGCGGCAATCTCCGATGCGGCTAACCGGATGAATGACCTGGCGGCAGCTCGTAAGGACAAGCCCGGAAAATGGAGCAACGCGCTGATCGACATGCTGGAAGGTGTGGATAACACGCTGCGAGGCGCTGAGCAGGTAGCAGTGCGCGGCTTCGGTGACATGCTGAAAGAGGCAAAGGTAGGCGGGCTGGGTGTGGATTTCGGCAACCGCCGCAGCGATGCGTACTTCAGCGACGTGGTAAAGGAGATTTACGGCCAGAATACCGGTAACGCTGGTGCCAGAGCTTTTGCGCAAAAGTGGTCGGACTCTATGGAAGGATACCGGCAGGCACGCAACCGCGCCGGCGGGACGGTAGGCAAGCTGGACAATTACGCCCCGCAGGCCCACGACCCGACCGTTATGCAGCGGATCGGCAAAGGCTCATGGGTCAGCTTCATGATGAAGAATCTCGACCGTAAGCAGTATCTCAGCGATGCAGGTCAGCAGCTGGATGACGTGTCTTTGCAAGGTGTGGTCGATAAAATGTATGACACGCTGGTTACCGATGGGGTTAACAAAATATCGGTGGATGAGCAAGGGCTGGCGCAGGATGCATCTGCTGGCTTCGGCAGCTCGAACATAGCCAGATCGCTTAATGCAAGCCATCGCGAGATTCACCTTCGTGATGCTGACGCCGTGGTTGAGTACAACCGGCAGTTCAGCGATCGCTCTCTGGGTTCCTCGTTCTTCTCACATCTCAACCGCGCAGCGCGCGACTCGGCAATGATCAACGAGCTGGGGCCCAACCCCGGCATGACGTTTGCTACCCTGCGCGATACGGCGTTAAAGCGCGATAGTCAGATGCCGGGCGCTGTGTTTGATGGTGATGGCAGTGTGAAGGGCGCGACACGTGGCGCGTTCAGCCCTGACGCCTATTTCCGGCAGATGGCTAACAACAATAACGACTTCACCACGTTTGACCGGATCAGTAGCGCACTGACCGCGTACCAGGCGGCAACGAAGTTGACCAGCACGGCTTTGCGAGCACCATTCCAGGATACGCCGGGTATCCTGCTGAACATGGCTGATGTTGGCCAGCTCGGGAATATCGGCACAATACTTCGGACGGCCTTCAGCCCGAAAGAGGCGGCACAATTTGGTATTGGTGCTGAGGTGGCCACGCTGGCCGCACGGCAGGGCGCAGAGAGGATCATGACGCAGGGACGTTTTAATATCGGTAATGCCATGAGCCGCTACGCCCAGGCAACGATGAAATATACGCTGCTGGACACATGGACGAACGCCGCGCGCAGGGCCGGGCAAACTTCGCATGCTTTCGCCCTGGCTGACTGGTCTAAGCGCGGCTGGGTTAAGCTTGACGACAGCCAGCGAGCGCTTCTAAACAATGCTGGTATTACGGAGCAGGACTGGGCGCACATCGTTAACTTGCCGCGCCAGTCCCTGCGTGGGCATGACATTCACGACGTTTCAGATGTTTCGGCGCTGGGACTCAGCCCGGATGACACCATGCGCCTGCAATCCCGCATTATGGGCTTTGTGCGCATGGGCGGTGATATCGTGACGTCCGAGCATAACCTGACCGCGCAGACCATCATGAGCGCTGGCGGGCGGACAAACGCGCTGACGAAGCAGGTCATGCTGTTTAAAAACGCCGGAGCCATCCAAACAGCGCACATGCTCGATCGCCTGAGCAGGAAATCAGGAAGCACGCGCGTTGGTTATGTGGCCGCCACAGCCGCAACCTCGCTCGGCTTCGGTTATATGGCGCTCGCGGCGCAGGCGCTTACCAATGGTCAGAATCCTCCGCCACTGGATGACTGGCGCACCGTAGGCCGGGCGATGGCGGTGGCTGGTGGTTTTGCAATGGTTCAGGACTTGATCACCAGCATGTATGACGCGGTGAGCGGGGACAACAGCGGCCACAGCTCCAGCGCGGTTCCGATATTCGGCGACCTCGGCACGCTTGGCAAGATTGCATTTACGGCACCAACAGACCCCAGTAAGGCCGGATACATGGCTATTCGTTTTGGCCGGCAGCAGATTGCCCCGCTAAATTACTGGTATACGAAAGCCGCGGTAGATCATCTCTTCTTTAACGATGCGGCCGAAGCATTAAACCCAGGCTATCAGCGCCGCCTGAGGAAATACGCAGATCAGAAAGGGCAGCAGTATTTTTACGACCCATCCGGCAGCCTGAGCGCGCCCGGCGTTGGCGAATACACCAAGCCGTTAGGCCAATAACAAACGATAAATCACACAACCCGCTTCGGCGGGTTTTTTTATGTCCGGAGAAAACCCGATGACCGTATCATCAACCCAAAGCCATATAGAGTATGCCGGAGACGGCAGCACGAAAGTTTTCTCCATCCCGTTCAGGTTCCTGCAGAACGGCGATATCTCGGCAATGGTTGCTGATTCTGATGGCAACATTGCCACACCAACTAACGGCGCCGACTTTAGCGTATCAGGTGCCGGGGGCGATGGTGGGGTAGTTACATTCAACACAGCATACCCCTCAGGATATAACATCCTCCTGTACCGCGACCCGCCAGCAACACAGGAAACTAAATATTACGAGAACGGTAAGTTTCCGGCCGCGTCACATGAAGCGGCCCTGGACAAGCTAACGATGCTCATTCAGGAGCGCGGCTGGAAATTCGACTCGCTGGCATTAAAGCGGCCCAATGTGTTCGCATCATATTACGATTCTGAACAGAATCGGATCGCCAATGTTGCACCGCCTGAAGACGGTGCTGACGCTATCAACAAAAACTATGCGGACGCTATAGGTTCTGGTGCCAGTTCATACACCGATCAGCAGCTGGCAAAAGAAGCGCAAATCAGAGAGGCGGCGGATAAACTTGAAACCAACGCGCGAGCTGAGGCTGACGCTAATATTCAGCGGCAGCTTACAGGCGAAGTGCCGCTCGAAGCCAGCGCGTTCTCGGTAATCAGCTGGCACGACCAAACGGTTGACAGCAGTATTGAAATCCCGGCCAATAAAAACGCCTGGTCTTTCGGGGAGCAGTTGGGCATCTCGCCGGGGCAGGTGGTGACCATTGGTGAAAACTCATCATGGACTGTAGCCAACGGCCGAGCAGTTGAAGACGCCGATCTGCATAACGTTATTGCTGACCAGATAACCACGTCGGACGGAAGTAAAGTGGTGCAGGTGGCAAGTCTGGCATCTGAAAGTGAAATAACAAGCTTGCAGGCTCAGGTTGATGCTCTTGGCGATCGAGTGACGACCGAGGAAAGCAAGGTCAATGACATCGCACATGGCGGCACTGGTGCCAGTACGAAAGACGGCGCAAGGACAAGCCTTGGTGCTGCCGCCTCTGGTTCAAACAGCGACATCACAGGACTTCAAAAAGTCACTTCAATAGCCGGCGTTAAGGATGGCTCTTCGGCTGCCGCCGGTAGCATAGGCGAAGTTATTGAGGTTACCGGAACGGCCACGGCCTTAACATCGGGCACTGCAAAATCTCTGGTCTCAATAAGCCTTACGCCTGGCGACTGGGATGTGTCCGCTACGATGCTCCACGAGCCATCAGGAGCAACCATATCCACCTGGGTGGGAAGCATTAATAACAACGCTGCAGCAGTAGCTGATTTTCCAAACAGGGTGCATCAGTCAGTATCGATAACGGGTTATAACTCCGTAGTAGTACCGCAAAGAAGAATTAATATTTCTGCAAACACAACTTTTTATCTGACGACGTTCGTTAATTTTGGAACCTCCGGCACGGTAAATGGAACGGGTTATATTCGTGCTCGCAGGGCGCGCTAATTAATAAGAGAGGATTTATGAGTAAATTACGTGTCGACCAAATTTCTACAACCGATGATAAAAACACTGTAAATGTAGAAGATATTAACAAAGCATCCGCCATAGATCTTAGCCAGTTTTCTAAATTAAGCTTAGGAGATTGGGTAGGGCAGTACCGGTCACTTAAAAGCTTTGGTGCAAAAGCTGATGGCTCCACAGATGACACCGCGGCTATTCAGGCAGCTTTCGACTGGGCAGCATCACAACCTCGTGGCGCTGTATTGTGGTGCAACCCTGGCTCATATAACCTGACGAAAAAGATTGTTTGGGATGGAGCATCAAGCCAGATATATCTGCTGGGCGCCGGTTCTGGTGCGAGCGTAATGCAATGGACAACAAAGGCCGTCAGCGCAGGTCTTGAAGGAGGTTCGTCCACTCCAGTTGCGCAGTTTTTTGCAGAAGGCCTGACGCTGGTAGCAAATATCGTTACTACTGCCCCGGCAATCAAAGTGACATGCAACAGCGGATCGCCTAAAAGCATTATTCTCAAAGAGATTAACGCATTTGGAAGCGCTGTCGGCGGGACAGCATCAGCTGGCTACTGGGGCGACGGATTGGCGGTTTTGGTCAACCCTGTTTATCCGGTAATTGAAAATTGCTATTTCTTTGGCATTGGCGGAGCGACATCGGTAGCCAAAAGCAACCTGATCAACTCCGGATTCAGGATTGATGCCAAGCAGGGTGTATTCTTCGCAAACTTCAGGAACTGCTTCGCTAATAATGTAAATAACGGCATCTGGCTTCGATCGAGCGGAACTCCAGGCATTGAGGGTGCAATAATCTCTGAATGCAACATGAACAGCACAAATATCGGTGTTAATGCTCAGGCGCTTGCATCTGATACTGGCAATTCCAGCTATTATCCTCCGCAGCTCTTCATTGACAAAAGCCAGTTTGAATATATTCAGCGCGGGGTTTCTGCAAACCATCTTGCGATGCTCAGCATTACTAACAGCCTTTTTTATGCTGACGCAACGGCCGACTCTGCAATTAATCACGTAACAATCACAGATGTGAACCATGCAGTTGTTTCCGACAACTTTATGGAATCACGTCCGATCCACACCTCGATTAATGGCGTGTCTGTGGTTGGTTCAAGCTCATATGTGGATGTGCATAACAACTATATCAAAGTGCCTGCTGGCGCCTACGGCGTCGTTTTTGCCGGAACATCGTCATACTGTAAGCAAAAAGACAATATCGTGCTGGGCGGTAGCGAGTACGCTAATACGTCAAGCAACTCCGCAACAAACACGGCCAGCGGCTATGACTTGAATGGAGAGTCATCATACAGCGTCGGAAAATACATCAAGAAGTCTGGATCCAAGACTGCGGCGCTTGGGACAGGAGGTTCCTTCTCCATCAGCTTTGGCGCCCCATTCCCTAATACTATTGTAAGCATTGTTGCTGTTAACGGGGACTCAGGATCAAGTCAGGCTCCGGTAATCATAACTTCTCGGACGGCTTCAGGGTTTACTGGTTTCTTTGTGAATGGCTCAAGCGGGGTAAATGCGAGGGTGGATTACGAAGCTACAGGAATGTGATTTGTATAAAAGGGGCTTTCGCCCCTTTTCTTTTACTTCTTAATCAGATTCATCGCCCATCCTGGAGGGTTTATCTGAATCTCCATTTCCTGACCGGCAGGAATGGTTTTAAACTTTTCGATATCCTTCATATAGCCGACTTCATCTAATGGCTTTATCTTGAAGCTAGATATCAATATTGGCAAGACGATGACGGCCAGTATAGGTAAAATTAACTTTGAGTACTTATCGACTTTGCTCAGCATGAATAAGATAAAGCAGAACAAAGAAAAGTTAGTTACAAAGAAATAGCGTTCCCCTGCGCCACCCATCAGGAAGACTGGCCATTGCGGTTCGGTAGGACTCATCATTGGCTTAGCCAGCGCAAAACCTATCATCAGGATAGGCAGTAGGCAGGCCGCCTTAAATCTCCAGTCAGAGCGAATAAAGTTGTAAATTATCAAAGAGGAAAGGATCAGGAATATAACGATGTTTATTGCCGTCTTCTCTCTCAATGCAGATATTAAATCATTGGTGAAAAATGAGCCACCAACAACCCTAAAGCTAATTATATCAGCAAGTAATGGGAAGGTCGCACCAAGTGGAGCAGATGACCTGTCAGCGCCTGACGAGTGTATAATTGCCACAACCTGAATTAAGAAGCAAAGCGTAAACAGCACATCAAAAGTATTAATCCCTTTCAGTGTGTTTAGTATTCCTTTCCTTTGATAAAGTCGTTTAATTAGCAACCCTGGAGCAATGAAAGCTATGAATGGGCCGCTGAGTCCGCTAAGGATAATCAAAGCGTAATCGTGTGCTTTCCACGCTTTAGTTTTAGCATCATCTGTCATTACGATAGCCATAAGGTACATCGACAGATACCAGTGAGCATTCGTTATATTGACGTAACCCTCTACAAGGTTAGGCATCAAAAGGAAATAGAGTGCAGCCGCAACTCTATATCTCATCTTAATGAAATCGAATCTGCTTGATAAGATAAACATCAGGAAGAAGCATCTTATAGAGATAGCAATAACATTTGCTGTAAATGAAGCGTGCTCAACCCCAAAGAAAAGACCTATGCCATATGTCAGTATTGATATGGTCTGATAATAACCATTCTGTGGCAAAAGTACTGTATTCCAAAATCCTTTGTTATATATTCCTTCCATCCATATTTTACCATCCTCAGCCCACGGTTGTGCTGAAAGGATTATGTCAGGCCTTCTTGACATTATAGCCAAAAAAATCCCACAGAAAATCAATATCCATTTGATATTTCCCTTTGTATTAATCATGCGAATCATCCCCTTTTGCCTTACCCTTAATTATGTAACGCGGCCTGCCTTTAGTCTCAATGTAAATCCTTCCTATATATTCACCCAGAACGCCAATACCAATAAGCTGAACGCCGCCTAAAAATAGTATTGATACGAAAATTGATGAATAGCCAGGAACAGGATTACCCCATATCATTTTATCTATAATCATCCAGGAGCCATATAGAAAAGATATTAATGCAACAACAAAACCAATATATGTCCAAATCCTTAGAGGGAATGTTGAGAACGATGTAATTCCCTCAAGAGCAAGATTCCACAGTTTCCAGCCATTAAACTTTGTTTTACCGGCGTGTCTTTCAGCTCTTTTGTATTCGATGATTACTGTTTTTCCGCCTACCCAGCTCAGCACGCCCTTCATGAAAAGGTTTTTTTCGCCCATCAGTTTCACATTTTCGACAACTTCTCGAGACATTAATCTAAAGTCACCTACGTTCTCTTCTATCTTTGGCTTACTTATTTTATTGTGTAGTCGATAGAAAAGCTGTGCGCTTTTGCTTTTCATATGGCTATCAGAGCTTCGATCAGACCTTTTCGCCAGAACCACGTCAGCGCCATCCTGCCAGGCTTTTATCATGTCAGGGATAAGGGATATAGGATCTTGCAAATCAACATCAATTGGAATTATCGCATCCCCGGTGGCGTGTTCAATTCCGGCGAAAAGAGCCGGTTCCTTACCAAAGTTTCTTGTGAAAGATATTGCTTTAATAAAGTCATAGTCTCTTGCATAGCCGTCTATGATTGATTCTGTAGAATCGGTGCTTCCGTCATTAACGAAAACTATTTCCACTTTGTAATCAGAAAGATTCCTGAACGCGCTTTCACAGAAAAGCTTTATAGACTCTTCCTCGTTATATACCGGAACCACCAGGGATATTCTCATAGTCTAATTCCTGAAAACGAAAAATTTTGAATATACGAAACCAGCGACAAGGCTTATGCCTGAGAAAAGACATAGCGTCAAAACAGGAGGTAGGCCCACCACGTCAGCTAAATAACCGGTTAAAGCTGCTACCGAACCCATGAAAAATACATAAAGCACATAGCGGATCGCTGTGGCTTCTGAGTTAAAAGTCCACTTCGCGTTAACAAAGAAGGAAAACGTTACAGCAACGCAGAATGCTGAGAAATTTGACAGGGATTGATTATTGCCTTCATGCATCAAAAGGGCGAAGACAGCCCAGTGTATAGCCGTATTTAAAATCCCAACAGACATATACCGGGAGAATAATTTTATCATTGCTTATCCGTTATGAGCGTCTTTAGCTGATGCGAGTTTTCAATGGGGCAGTACTATACCAAAATGCAGTTGCCAGTTCACTAACGCCAAACTACTGTATATAAAAACAGTTAAAGGAGTTGCAAACATGGGCTTCCCCTCACCAGCAGCTGACTATGTAGAAGCGCGCATCGATTTGAACAATCTGTTCATCCTGCACCCATCCGCGACCTTCCTCGTTGAGCGCGGCAATATGAGTTACGTCGTGGACTCGTCTCTGAAGCCGGTGCCAGGCGACCAGGTTTGCTATGAGCTGTTCGGCGATCAGGGGATCGGCAAGATGATGGGGCGGGCGATAATCACGCCGGACGGTGAAGCGATAGAAGGAGCGGTGCTGGACGATCTGCTGATCCGTGGCGTTGTCATCGTCCAGGTAATGAAGGTGTGGGATGACCGGCCGTCGTATTAATTACTAAGCTATGTACAAAAGTGTGTACATAATTAGGTTTTATGTCCTTCGAGGTCAGTCCTGGCGCGGCTTGAAGAGTAGCGTTTCGTAGTCGTGGAAAAGGAACGTAGGTTGATTGCTTTCGTTTTTCACTGTTTATCTCTGTCCACTTCTGTTCGTTAACTTCCTGAAAACGCAGTATGAAACCTTATTGCTTCGACCTTCTACGTTCGCTAGTGTTCACTTTTGATTATTGATGTTCGCTTTAGTCCATGCAATATTGCGTACAAAGTTGGTACAGAATTCCTGAAACCACGCGTACAGAATATTATTATGGCCCTCAGCGATACTAAACTCCGTTCCTTACATGGTAAACCATATTCAGGAAGTCCAGAAGTGGCAGACGCCGATGGACTTGGCGCACGCATCTCGCCAAAAGGCGTGATCACCTTTCAATACCGTTACAGATGGAACGGCAAAGCTCAGCGTCTTGGATTAGGTCGATACCCAGCAGTAAGCCTGAAAGATGCCAGGGCAATTACTGCCGATCTGCGCGTTATGTACGACAGCGGGAAAGACCCGCGTTTCTTCTTTGAGACGGAGTCCGGCGACAAAAGCATGACCGTGGCCGACTGCCTGGATTACTGGCACGATAATTACGTTAAGGTGGCCCTCAGGCCTAAGACGCAAGCCCTGTATGAATCAACTCTGCTGAAAAACTTACATGGGACTTTCCCCGGTCGTCCCATATCAGACATCTCAGTAAAGCAGTGGGTTGATCTGTTCGCGAAGCAGGAAAGGGAAAACCCCCGTCGTGCACGGCAACTGTTGGCACAAATGCGATCGGCTATAAGCTGGTGTATCCGTCGCCAAGTTATCGATAACTGCTCCATTATGCGTATCTCGCCTAAGGATGTTGGCGTGCGAGCTGAGACAGGGAGCAGGGTGCTTACTTATACAGAGCTGGCTCATATCTGGATCGCGATAGAAAGAAGCCGAGCCGCCACCTCGAACAAGCTTCTCCACCAAATGTTGATGCTTTGGGGAGCGCGTGTCTCTGAGCTTCGCCTGGCTGAGCGTTCTGAGTTTGATATGAACGAACTCGTCTGGAGCGTACCCAAGGAACACAGCAAAATGGGGAACATCATCAGGCGGCCTATCTTCGAGCAAATAGAGCCACTGTTAGAAAAAGCGATGCTGACCTATGACACGATAATTTTCCCTGGTGCTGATATAAAAAAGCCAATCACCATAGCGGCGGCGAACCGATACATTCAGCGAGTCAGAGAAGGAATGGATTTAAATTACTGGCGCGCGCATGACTTCAGGCGAACCCTTGTCACGCGCTTATCTGAGGAAGGCATTGCCCCGCATGTAACTGAAAGGATGCTGGGGCATGAGCTTGGCGGAGTAATGGCGGTTTATAACAAGCATGACTGGTTGGATGATCAGCGTAAAGCTTACGAAATTCATGCCGATAAGCTATTTTGGCATATAAAAAAATTTAAAGGATAATATGAAAAAAGGATACGCATTAATAATAGCATTTTTAAGTGTAACCTTTTCTTCAGCCTATTCTGCTGAAGGTGTGGTTTGTTATGCACCTAAAAAGTCAAGTATTATCCTCCCCCCCCAAAAAAATAGTAAAGCACATGATAACCATGCGGAAAATATTAAGTCAGATGTAAATGAAAATGCTAACTCTCAAATTACCCAGTTGGTAATTCAATACCCAACCAGCAACTGTGAAAATAATAAGGATGCTGCGGAAGGGAAAAATGAAACCAATGACGAGTTTGGGAGGTTTTTACTAGATTTAATTGTTAAGCTTATTTCAAATGTCGCATGGCCTCTAGCCATTTTTCTTGCTCTAATTAAGTTTAAAAAAGAAGTGTCTCATTTAATGAGCAGGATTAAAAAGGTTTCTGTTGCAGGAAGTGAGGTTGAAATGAGCGATTTGCCTGAAGTCGCACTTGATGAACAACTAGAAAATGTCAGTCCTGAGCAGCAGGTTAAGGCTACCCTTGACCCAAGGGGTAGTATTATTTCTGCATGGTTAAATTTAGAGGCTGAAATTTACAAGCTTTATCAATTCTATAACCTAGATAAAGGCGTTTCTCCGAATGGTTCTCCTAGACGGGCTCATGTATCGCCAAGCAGAATGGTTAATGATTTAATTAGGATTGGGGCCTTATCTACTGAAGATACCGCCCTAATAAAAGATTTGATGGCAATTAGAAACCGTGTTGCGCATGAAATTGATTTTGAAGTGTCAGAGGATGACGTTGTAAAATACATAAGCTTTGCAAATGATATCGAAAGTTCACTGAAAAACAGGGCTGCAAGCAGTTATCGCTTTTGATTTACACCCCCGTTGATTAGCCAGTCCTCAAACGCTGAGCGCAGGTAAGCTTTTGGGCGAGTACGGACTGGCTGCGGAAAATTGTGTAATTTGCAGTATTTCCACATAGTGGTGCGAGATGAAACATGGAGTTTTTCCATGACTTCATCTTCTTTAATAAGAGTTGTATCTGCCATAGTGACCTCGATTATTTGATTGTGATGATACAGGGGAGGGTGATTACAGGGTGCGGAAGCCGTTGCAGCCCAGCAAGAATTCAATGAGATAGGCTTTCATGTTGGCATGCGATCTGTGGTCATTGCCGTTTATCCAACCATCAGGCGGCGTCCATGTTTCAATAAGTGCAGCCATTTTTTTTTTTTGCTTTTGCTGCTGTCACGATAAGCGGATCGTTGGTGTGCTGGGTATCAACCAACTTTTCCATGCCGGGGATAGAGAGGACTTTGAACCAGGTTCCATTAGGTAGGCCAAGACCGCAAATGCGCTCGCCAGCACGGCGCTTGTCGATCAATTCAACTGACATTCTTTATCTCCTTATCCACCACGCGCACGAAGTAGACCAGCCATTGTCTGGCCGGGTATTTGCCAGGCGGCAGCGCGGTGATTAGTTTGGTGTATTTGTCTAACAGGATGGTGGTAATGCGGTCGTGCTCTGATTTAGGTTTGCCTTTTTTGGCGCTGATGATTTCCTTTCTGCAACTTCGGGCGACTGACCGCAGGGCGTTTTCAGTCGGCGCGTCCATTAAGCAACCCTCCGCTGCCTCTCTGCCCGCGCCAGCCGTTCTGCATCTTCCCGGCATTCCGGCGAGCAATAGCTGGTGCCTGGCTGCGACTTCTCGCCACAGTCACCATTGCGACATAACGGCGATGGCGGATCCGGCAGCTTGCGATTCTTCAGCGCCAGCGTGCGCTCCCATTCTTCACGTTCAAAGGCTTCACCTGCGATATCACACATGGGTAACTCCTGAAATTTGGGCGTAAAAAAACCGCCTCAGTGGGCGGCTCTCCATTTTATCGTCGAGGTTTGTGTATTTTTTTTACGTCAGGAAGGTTATAAATGACGTCTCCATAGTTAGTTAGCTCCGAGTATTCTTTCATTTCCAATATTTCTGTTATCATTTTGCACAATTTTTCATGAGATTCTTTAACATACTCAATGCTTCGATTAACCAGTAAAAGTAAGTTTGAGAATGTCCCATCTTCTAATGTGACAGCCATAAAGCTTGTGCATATTATCTTTTCTACTTTGTAATGCTTATTGCCTTTGTTAAGTACAATTCCGTTTAAGCATTGAAGATATGCGTTTTCATCATGAGCTATATTTTTGTTTCTCAAGTTTTTGAAGTATCTAAATGCTTCTAAAGCTTCTGGTGGCTCGTCTTTAAATACTAACTCGGGGTCGAGCTTTCCTCTGGATACTTGATTTGAGAAGCACTTTATGAAATGAATTATAGCAGATCGCCAAAGTGATTCTTGGATTTCGGCTTCTCCTAAAATTGCCACCTTGTTTATTGCATTTAAACTACTTAAGGAAATCTCTAAATCTGTGAGGTGTAACGCATAGTCTGCTAAATCCCCAGCAATCTCTTTTGGTAGATTTACAATTTTATCTGCATCCTCTATGCCATATATTTCTACCTTTCCTTCTTTTATCTCTATCCGCATATAACCACCTTAAAGGGTCAGCAGGTCATTAGACTGGTTATATATTTACCTACTATTCTTGATACATTCAAGTAGCGTAATTATTGCGCGGATCCGTCCAGTTCGTCGCGGCGGATGCTGTAAACGTCGGTCGCCATGTCGAGCTTTTCGGTATCGGCGGCCAGCTTGCGGGCGGCGTATTTGTAAAATTTGTCCAGCTCTTCAACGCTCGCGGCTTTGCTGGCCGCTTCGGTGAAGTCCTTCAGCAGCTCTTCCGGCGTTCGGTCCGGTGCCTGACTGGTTTCCTGCGGTGCCGCATCGGCTGGCTTCTGGTTGATCAGGTTGTTCAAATCCTGCCGGGTGCGCGCTGGGGTGACGTCACGCTCAACGCGCTCTTTCTGCTCAAACTCGTCCGGCGTATAAACGCCCAGGATAACGTCCGGGCAGTAGAGGCGCGCCCAGTACTTCACGGCCAGATATGCCAGCTGCTGCTTTGGCGCCGTCTTCCAGAGCGGGGAGTTGCGGGTGGTGACGAACTCCATATAGAGCGGTTCGCCCCACGTGATTTCCGTTTCGCCGCGCAGCACGGCACCTACACGAACACACAGGCCTTTCTCGTTCGCCGCGTTGGCCGGGCCAGGGCGGAAGTTTTCCCAGTTGCCGCCGTATTCATATTTAAAGCGCCCCTGAACGGCGGTGGAGCTGGTCACTACGGCGTTAACCAGCTGCGCTTCATAGCCCAGCGTGCCGTTTACCAGGTGCGTTTTCTGCGCTACGGCGAACGGGTTCATTCCCCACTGTGCCGCCTGCAGCGCCACAGCCAGACAGTCGGCAGGCTTGCCGGCCAGATGGGCCGGAACCGTCGATTTGCCCTCTGCCATGACCGATGCGAACGCCTGCAGCTTCTGCAGGCCCGACGGGCTGAAAATGGCTGCTTTGGTGTCAGCCTCGTTAACCGGGGCGTGGATGATTTCGTTGCTCATACATTGTCCTTTTTCTTCGCCCAGGCCGGGCGGGTGATTTCTTCAATGCCGCCCCAGCTGTTTGTCGTGCGGCATTCGTGATAGGTATCCAGGCTGCGGCGGAACAACTCAAATCCGGCGGCGGTGTCTTCTTCGGCAAGCTGGAAAACGCGCGTGGGATAGCGGCCACAGTCGATGGTTTCGCTGACGGCGATGAAGATAAACATGGGGTATTCGCTGAAGTGCCGGTAAAAGCCCTCGCGGTACATGGCATCCTGCATGTGGTAGCGGAACTCTTCGACGTGGCGCGGGAACCGATCCATATCCGCGACTTTCTTCACATCGACAACGACCGGCTGCCCGTTGAGGAATTTGTCCGGCCGGAACCGGCACAGCTCGCCAGTCTCCTCGTCGCTCCAGTAAATCGACGCTTCACAGTGGCCGTCAGCCTCCAGCAGCCAGCGTGCCGCCGGGTGTGCCAGCGCGCTCTCACGCATCAGCTTTAATTTCCGGCCCTGTTCGGCATCCATAACCGTCATACCGCTACGCTCGCAGCCCCTTAAAAACTGCTTTTCCTCTTCCTTTCCGGCAGTGGTGCGTCGGTTAAAATCTGGCGCCACGATGAAGCGCTTATCGAATTCGTCCGGCTCCAGCAACAGGCAGTGCAGGGCGGTGCCCATGTCCAGGGCTTTCAGCTTTTCGGTATCGACCGGCGCACTCTGACGCCATTTGAAGATCGCAGGGTTAATCAGGATATCGTCCAGCTGCGATTTGCTGACGCCAGCCCCGGCGTGATAGTCCTCGTTGCTGATATCGAGGTAGAGGCCCGGCTCCATCAGTGCTCCTCCATGAAACCGATCTCTATCAGCTGGTCGTGCTCTTCAGCCTGCAGGCGAGCCAGCCTGTCGACAAATTCCGCGTACAAGTCCTGGGCTGCTGCTCCACGGAGGAACATGCGCACCTCAACAGGCATATTCAGCATTGCGGCAAAATCAGTAATGTCTTCCGGATACTGGTTTGCAAGGCTTGCCGCGATAACGTCAATGCGTGAGACGCGCTTGGCCTCCTGCTGCTCTGCTGCGTCCTGCTGGTCTTTCAGGCGATCCTGAGCAAGGTAAGCATTCATGGGCGACCCTCCGCGCGAAGAATTTCCCAAAGGCGCTGCAGCCAGCTTTTGCGCGGCGGCGGGGTGAAGCTGGCGCTGGTCAGGATGTTAGAACGATTAAACTGAATGCTGTGGATAGGGTGAAAAGGGCGGGGCGCGACGGCACCGCCCGTGATGGCTAATGTCATCGCGGACTCCTGGGATTATTTTTATGTTTTGGTTAGTAGGTGATTCGGACTGCGGTTACTTCGCCCTTTGCAATCGCAGTGATAACGACGCGGGCCAGTTCTTCGGTAAGACCGGCAGACACAAGGTCAGCCAGCGCTTTGTTATTAACGGTTTTGCGGTGCTGCACATCTGCGGCACGGGCGGCGGCCTCATCGGCGATCCGCTTTTCTTCAGCTAGGCGTGCGGCTTCAGCCTGTTCGGCACGGCGGCGCTCTGCGGCAATGGCTTCCTGCTTTTCGCGTTCTGCGCGTTGTTCAGCTTCGATACGCTGGCGCTCGGCATGCTCAGCCGCTTCTTTGGCTTCGCGCTCTGCCTTCTCCTGCGCAGCCAGGCGGTCACGTTCAGCCTGCTCAGCTTGGGCTTTCAGTGCAGCTTCCCGGCGGGCTGCCTCATCACGTTCACGCTGCGCTGCTGCCTCTGCTTCAACACGTACCCGCTCATCTGCCTGACGCTTTAACTCTTCTTCCTGAGCAATGCGCTGGCGCTCAGCTTCAGCTTTTGCCTCAGCGGCTTCCCGGTTGAATTTGTCATTCAACAGCAGGGCGATTTCATGATCCGATTCGATGCGCTCCGCCAGCGCTTTGTCTCGAGCCTCATTCATCTCCAGCGCTTCAGCATGCCATTCGTTCATTTGGTTTTCGGCCTTGATGCGATCCTGCTCTGCTTCCCACTCGGTGAGCGGGCGGCGCGTTTCGTCACGCAGCGCATCACATTCAGCAACCCAGCGGCGTAATTCCGCTTCAGCGGGCTTTACCGCTTCTTTCAAATGCCGGAGGTAGTCGCGCCCCGGTTTCTCTACCGCCGTTTTACTACGAGATACCAGCGCCGCCAGTGATGCTACCCGCGCCCGACCTTTAGCCGTGGTCAGGTCAGGCACCTCATTCACCTGCTGGCGAATCTGCGCAAGGTAATTGTCGAGTCCGTTCGGCACATACAGCGCCGGAGCCTGCTCTGGTTTGATTTCGAGTACTGCAATATCCGTTGTTTCGCTCATTTTCCTCTCCTGTGGGCATAAAAAAGCCCTCGCGAAGAGGGCAAATATGGCAGTGGATGATGGGTAACATCGTCATGGCCTGCCGCAACAAGCCATTGGGTTGCTACCAGTTGCCGCCAGCTGTCTCAGACTCTCCGAAACAGCATGGCCCGCAAAGTCCGGTAGGATGAACCGTAGGTTTTTGCCCACAGTTACCACATGCTTCCTGCCAGTTCTTTGCGCCGTCAGCGAGCTGCGCGGGCTTTTCTTTTTTCTCTTTCTTATTGGCCACAAACCCTCCAGTTATGTTGATTTCCCTGAATGAAGGCGTAAAAAAAGCCGCTTATGCGGCCTGTATGAAAGGTGCAAATGCGATGGGCGCCAACTTCGGCTTGAGGTCGCGAATGTCTTTCAGCACCTCACGGAACTCGCTCAGCTTCATTCCACGACGCTTTGCCTCCGCCTTAATGAGGTCATTGTCCATCCGGAGATAAAGATGCTGCGCCTGTGATTTGGCGTCGTTGAAGGCTGTTTTGCGCACGAACAACGCATCTTCTTTCCTGCGCTTTTCCGCTACCAGATGGTCATCCAATTCCTTATGGAAATTTCCGCGCTTCTCCAGCGGCAGGTTTAGTATTCCGTGGTCAAGGTCCATGCTCACCTCGCTGTTACTGTCTCTGTTGGCTTGCGGAACCCGGCGGCAAATTGCGCGACCTGGGGTAAAATGCTTAGCGTCTTCTGCTTAACTGGCTTAGGGCTGCCGAAGCATTTGCGGCGGGCATCTCTGATCTTTGCCAGCTCGCTTTCTTTCGCGTCACTGTGGTGCTTCTGAATGTGCATAAACGGGGTGCGTGGGTCGAACTGCTGACCGCATACCGGGCACTTAACGCTGTTCTTCTTCATAAAACCTCCGATTAACAAAAGGAGTGGCACTCTCAAATGCCACATCGTTTGTTGTGTAGTGGGTTTTGCCTCTTCGGGATATTGAGCTCCAGCTCTCCTCCCGCCCGACAATATGCTGTGCCGTTCAGCGATATCGACGTTGTTCCGTGTCGATGGGCCTATAATGTACTCACAGTTCACGAAAGTAAAGTACTTAAAGTACACAAAAGAGGTGTAGAAAGTTCATTGATTGCTATCTCAATGAACTTTAAGGGAAAATATTTTGAATTTTTTAATTAGCTGAATCTGCGGTAGTCAATGGATTGCCGTAGGAGGACTTTTGCCATTATATGTAACTGTTCTTCTTCGTGATTTTCAATGAACCACTTGTCATAGACAGGATTGTCTGAGATTACAGCAATCTTATCCTTTTGCATTTGGAGCCGCTTAACATGCAGCGCCCGGCCAAAAACGAAAACGTAAACTCCGTCTCCATCAAAGCTATTTACCGCAGTATCGACAAAAATTTCGTCACCGGGATTAATGGTTCCTTCCATGCTGTCGCCGCTTACGGTAATCATTTTAACGTTATCTTGCGCACGGCCATTAAAGAGAGAACGTGCCTGATCAGAGGTGTATTCGATCGCCCTTATTCTTTCAACAAATTCATTTGTCACCATCACCCCCGGCCCTGCGCTCGCTTGTACATCAAGAACATCAACACGATATGAGTCAGAAGCGGTTGCGATATGACCAGGCACAATGCCATCCTCTTCTGTATATCCATACAGGTATGATGCAGTCGTACCAAGAAGCTTAGCTAATTTTTCCGTAACGTCACGTCGCGGCACCGCCTCCCCGTTGAACCATTTACTTACCGCCTTAGGTGTTTTCTTTATCCTGACAGCTATCTCAGCCTGCCTCCCATACACAGCAATCCCCGCCTTATCACAGGCCAGCGCTAGCCTTTGCGGAAATCCATCACGCTCTTTGTCCTGAACCATAGGTTCAATCATAATACCTATTGACTGTACTTTCAGTTCCGTCATAATATGTACTCTAAGTTCACCACGGGAGATAACCATGAACGCGATTACGTTGGGAGACGTTCTGAAAGCAGTTCGTGTTTCTGTTGTGGCTGATGTTTGCGGCCTGACTCCAAAGGCTGTTTACAAGTGGCTTGAGCGCGGTTCACTCCCACGCACAGAGTTCACCGGTGAAACGGACTATGCAGGAAAGATCGCCAAAGCATCCGGCGGCAAGTATTCAGCAGCAGAGATTCGACGTATCAGTAAGCAGCAAATTGCTGCGTAATTAATTTGTACTTTTAGTTCCGAACGACCCGGTATATGGTCGGGCACCAGGCGTGGACAGGAGTCCGTCAATTGGTGAAGTGGCAAAACCCAACACTATTTAACGTGAAGGCTTACGGTCTTCGCACGTAACTAATTAATCAACACGGACATTATCCAAGATGGAAATCACAAGTACCCGCAAGAAAGCCAACGCAATTACAAGCAACATTCTCAACCGTATAGCGATGAGAGGACAGCGTAACGTAGCGTCTGAGCTGGGTATCAACGAATCGCAGATCACGCGGTGGAAGGACAGCTTCATACCAAAGATGAGCATGCTTCTGGCTGTTCTGGAATGGGGCGTAGAGGACGAGGAACTGGCGAGCCTGGCTAAACAGGTGGCGCTGCTTCTGACAAAAGAAAAAGCCCCGAACTGCTGGAACAGTTTCGAGGCCTGATGCGAAAAGACTGGATCAATTCACAGGAGTAATTATGAGTTCTTTATCACTGCTTTACAAGGCAAAAGACAAAAACGGCACCGAAACGACCGTTAAAAAAACGTTTCTTGT